ATAGATTAAGAACTACTTTTACATTGACTAACATTAAAGTTGATGGCGGTTATTGTAACCGATACGAACGCGATTACCGCCAAATACTGAAGCAGCCATAGCACCAGCACCCATCAAAACATTATGTGAATTAAACCAAGAATCATCTGCAACCTGAGGTTTTCTAGACCTCGCATCCGCATAAGTGTTTTGAACTGCAGCAAGACCAGCAGGATCAGATGGGCTAGGACTAAGCCCATGAACCTGTGTGCCAATAATTTCAGCAACAGTAACCACCTCATACTCATAGGTCTGAGTGTTAGCAGTCGTTGTTGCCTGGACAGCAAACCCAAGAAAATGGGTTAAAGGCTGGCCATAATATTGATCAACACCAATATTGGCATTATTGATCCAATTACCTTTTCCAAAGTAACTGAGCTCAAATTGATCATTAGGATGATATGTAATAACATTCCAACGACCATCAGAATCACCTAGACCAGCTTGATCCCAAAGAGTTATACCAGATATACCTTTTTGTTGTAGATCAGTATGCTGGGGTGTTTCAATACCAATTGTTGTAGCCCCACGATTAAGTTGAGCCGTAACATTTCGAACTCGAATACCACATGATACAAGTTTGAATTGTACAGTGGCATTGGTGGCAGAAGAATACGAATAAGGACTATTCGTGGATGCTGCCTGAGCATTTGTTGAATTATAGGCAGGCAGTGTGGTGAGGGTGTAAGTAGAGTTTGTATACAATATAGCAGTCGACGGATCTGTGCCAACTGTTGTATTAGTATCATTGAAACAAGTACTAAGAGGTGAAACAACGATACCCCCAAAGCCATTTGTACCCGTTTGAAAGGTACCAAAAGCCCTAAAAGATTGCTTCAAACTAGGAGTGTTAAAAGCACTAGGTACACATGCCACGTTTCCGGAAAATGGATTTTCCAAAACACGCTTATACTCACGTGCACACTTTGAGAGAGGAGGCTCACTACGCCTATTCAACATCAAAGACCCGTTTCCAGGTCTAGGACGCTTCATTCCTCGCTTACTAGCTATGGCCTTATCACGCGCAGACTGAGCACTGCGTTTTGCTTTCGAGGGTTTTTGAGCTCCTCGCGCTCTAGCTTTCTGAGATTTGGTTTTAGTCATTCTTCTTAAACTGGCGTCGAACGACTTTAAGCACCAGTTTAGAAACGTTCGGATCGAGCTCAGAGAAAAAAGTTTGAAAACTCTCAACTCTGGTATGTAGATGTGCCATTTCAACTTCATTAAATCGCGCTTTTAAACACTCTTTAACAAAGTCGGTAATAACAATTGAGCTTAAGTATTTTGACAAAAGCTCATCTATCTCTAGGAAATGATCTCTCCAAGGAAACAGACACAATCTCAAACCAACAAGGTGCGCAACGCAACCTTCTTCAAAGGACAACACTTTGGAAGACTTGACCCAGTTAATTGAGCTAAGCAACTTTGGTAAATTACCCGCTGCAACTAAAAAGTCACCAAAACCAGAAACGTGTCTCTCTCGCAAATGATGCGAAAGAAATACACAATTCAAAACATTGCGTTTTTCCCAATTCTCAGCCATTATAGTACAACCTATACTGGCCAAGTAATCACAAAAACCTTTAAAATCACCAAGGTAACGTAAAAGAACATCGTCACCATTTATTAACGCCTGAATAACATCCCCCCAATATTGACCCGGGTAGAATTTTAAACAACCGACAATAAGATAGGCCCAAACCATTAAACTATTATCATGAGCTGTGTTCACCCACCCACTCTTATTACCATGGATGCGGTAAACACCACCACAGGCAACTACACCGCCTGCATAAATAGTATTATATAAATGAACAATGGCCTTCCAATACTTTCTTGGAAGAAAATGAGCCCTCAAATCACGCACGAGCCTCGCAGCTCGTGGATGGAAGCAAAGATCGCAACCATCAACATCACCGTCAACACAGTTATCACCAAGTTTAGTTAAAAACCTGACAAATTGGTTACCGGGTATTTGTATACCGATCGTTATAGGATGACGACCTAATGTATCCATTAGGTCATCATTTTGATTTTGAAACAACTGAAGACAGGCTATCAAGTGGTCTATGGGACTAGCCATAAAGATGCGAGTCTTACCGGCTCTAACTTTCTCAATAGGTCTTAACTCGGACTTTTCAGTACCAGAGCTAAGGCATTGGAGTTTTTCACCATTTAGCAATCTGTCAACAGTTACTTTTAAATCAGGTGTCATATCATCAAGCACTTGACCTTTATTATCATATGAATAAAAGTAAGGAAAACCTGGACTTTTATCACGTTTAACACAGTCAACTGCTTCCTCAAAGGTTTTTATATAAGCATCTGGTGTTTTAGTCCAAATACTCTGCAACTCATCACGCAATATTTCGAATGCTTTTTGGAATAGCTCTTCAGGAACAAGAGGAACTACTCGATTAGATTTTGTCATTCCCACCTTAAATGCGTTTGGCGTCATTTCTGTGGGTATATAATCTCCGGAAGTCTGGGTGTCAAACCAGGGGGCTGCTCTAAAAATACTCTTGCCTATTGGACGGAAAGGAACCTTTCCTAGGCAAGCCGGACCACCTAGATCAGGTGGTTTCGGAAAGCCAGTGACAGCTTCCGCTTCTATCACTGGCCCCTTTAATAGAGCGTCTAATGGTTTTTTGCGGCCTCAAAGGCCTCATAAGCCACTTGCGCAGCTTCATAAGCCTTCATAGCCCTATCGAACTTTTTCTGTCGCCTCGGCCTGTTTATAGGATTTTTATCCTTAGGATCTTTCTTTAAGTATTCACTTAAAAGAGGTTTAACAGGTTTAACAACGGGTACAGGTTCGACAGCATTAGATTCCTTAACTTCAATCTTGCGGACTGGAGTTATAACAACCTTAGGGACAGGAACACGTCGTGCAGTGTTCAAGTACTCTTTAAGAGCTGGTGTAATACCAACACCTAAGTTTGTTCGCCCCTTCTCTCCTTCAGCATAATGAATACCAACAACATCTCCATTCACATTTGTATAAACAGCTCCACACCAACCAGGTTGAGTAGAGGCATCATGAACAATAGTGACACCAGTCAATGTTGTAGTAACATCTTGTATAACTCCTAACGAATCAGTTTTACCCTCATCATTAAGAACACGGATTTTCATCCCCTTCTCTGGTTCAACGAGCTTTGACGCCTTTATAGACGTCATACCATCTCGTCTGGGCCAGGTAACAAGATCATGTCCTAAATGGCTAGGAACAACCACATAAGACTCGAGTTCAAACACATGTCCTTGCTGGGACATATATTTAACTTCTACAGCCGAATGAGCATTTCCAACAATATTCTGAGCATACACAAAGCAGTTTTGAACAACTTCCTTGTCTTTATTCAATAACAAACCCATACCCTGTTTCACAGGGCCAAGATTTATTATAGGATTGCTGGAGACAATAGCCTCATGCGTAGGTAGTTTAGCGTACTTATTCTTAAAAACGTCTACAACGTTATGAGATATAAGAGATGATCCAACCAAGGTACCATCTTTTTCTGAAACAGTTAACACATAATGCCCTTCAACATCACTCTTAACAAACTCACAAACATAATCATTTGTAAAGAATTTGAAAGAGGTGTCGGCAAAAGAAACTGACTTAACACCATCAAGATATAAAGGATCGTTTTCCAATGGTGGGAGCGACTCATATTCATCTCCAATAACAAATTCTTCAACCGTAAACCTTCCAGTACTATCATCAAATCTTTCGATTACATAATGACCATGCTGAGTTATAGGTTTACCAATAAAATCGCGCACAGACACAATTTCATCATTAAAAAATAAGTTCTCGATATCATCTTCATTATAGATGACATATCGAGGCAATTTCTTGACTGAACGTTTCGACTTTTGAGATAGTCGATTATTACGAGATCCACGTCCAGAACCTTTATTCTTACCCTTGGCTTCTTCAACAAAGCTTACAACTTTGGATTTAGCCTCTGTTACTAGTGGCACTACCGTAGCAATCTCTTTCTTCAAGAGAATAGATTGCACAAATTTCCTTTGTCTAAAATGAACTATACAAAAGATCAAGACACCAACCATTGAAGCTAACACAACAACAGTCACACGTCCTCGATATTTCCACATTAATGCTCTCGCTTCCTTAACCCAGACTTTCGCCCGGGCCAATATAGCAAGTTCATCATCATCATCAAAACCTAAATCACCACCAAGAACTGGTGTCTCAGACTTGGGTTTTTCTGGTAACATCTTACTGATAAGAGCAACCAAATCAGCGACCATGCTAGGAATTGCATAGTCCTTAGGGGTAAGATAAACACCTAATTCAAACAAGCCTGCTATAAGACCACCGGCTTTTATACCGGCAGCTATCAAATCCAAAAAAGATCGTC